CGCCGGTCACGGTCATCAAATCAGCCCGCCGCAAACCCGCCGCGCCAGCGACCTTCAGGGCCGCCAGGACGAGTTTTTGATTCGCGGTGATGTCCGCGCTGGCGGCCGTCGCTTTTATCGGCTCCTTGCGCTCGACAAGGCCGCTAAGCGGGTCATCATCCGGCATCAGGATGAGAGTGGATTGTTCCTCTCCACCTTGCTGAAAGTACAACTTCTGTGAGCGGAGCTTGATCGTCTCAAATTCTTCGGCGTCTTTCTGCTTGCCCTCGGGGCTCTTGTTGATGACGAGCATACGTTCGTCGTGCAGCTCCACCTTGACCACCGTATCAGCGGCTGCGCGCAGGACGTTCGATCCACGCTCGCGCTTTTCGTCGTGCACGCCGGAATGGTGCACGACCATGACATGCGCGCCCAACGCCTCGCGCAGCGTATCCGTCGCATTGACGAATGCGTTCATGTCGGGTTGCCGGTTTTCGTCGCCCGTGCCGAAGGTCCGCGCCAGCGTGTCGATCACGACAAACGAGGCGCGCTGACTGATCGTCATGATGGCCGCTATCAGTTGATCTAGCTCGTCGCGCGTCCCCGTCAACGCTATCGGCTGCGCCAGAACACGCAAATTATCCGCCGGCATGCCCTGCCCGCGCTGTGAGGCAAACCACCCGACCACGCGCTTGGTGAAGCCGACGCCGCCCTCGGCCGCCACATAGATAACCAGCCCCGGCCGTGTCGTCCGTCCGAACCATTCCTGGCCGGTGGCGATGGTGGCCGCCAGATCGAGCGCAAGAAAGCTTTTCAGCGAACCGGAGCGCCCCCACAGCACCGACAGCCCGCGTTCGGTCAGGAAGCCTTGCACCAGCCAGGGCGGCGGGCGCATCAACAGCATGTCGGCAAGCGTCAGCAGCACGAAGCGCGGGCGCGGCGCCAAGGGCATATCGCGCGCCCTGTTGACCAGCTCATGCGCGTCGGAGCCTTCGGCGATGCAGTCGGCGGCATCCCATTTCGTCAGCTTACCCAAGGGTATAGCCACCATGCGGACCTTGCAGCCGTGCGCGCTGGTCAGCCGTTCGGCGACCTTTTGCGCATAGGTCATGCCGGGCGCGTCGTTGTCCGGCCAGATGGTTACGGCCTTGCCGTTGAGCGGCGACCAATCGGTCTTGTCGATTGGCGCCTCCGCGCCTTGCATCGCCGTTGTCGCCTCGACGCCAATCGAGCACAGCGCGTCGGCGCACTTCTCGCCCTCGACCAGCACCACCTGATTGGTCAGTGCGATCTGCGGCAGCCGATACAATGGCCGCAGGATCGGCGCGCCCATCACCCACTTGCGCACGCCGTCGATGGTCTTGAACGTAAACGGCCGGAAGGTCTTCGACTCGGGCGTGCCGCCCGGCTCATAGCGCGATACCGATGCGATGACGTTGCCCTCGGTGTCGAGATATTTCCAGGTGGCGACCGGTGCGCCCAGCTCGACCATATCGGCGCGCGGCTTGCTGCCGAGCTTGGCCTTTCGCTCCTCGATGACGTGTTGCGCGCTGCGATAGTTATGCTGTTGCTGCCATTGCGGCAGCGGAGCGACCTGATCGCGGAAAAAGTCGCGCGCGATCTCGTGCAGCGCCAGATTAAACGATGATGCGTCGCGGTAGTCCCGATAGGCCATGAACAGCGAAATCAAATCGCCGCCCTCGCCGGTCGCGTGGTCGTGCCACAGCCCGGCATCGTGGCCGGCCAGTGCTATCGATAAGGACGCGCCCGGCGTGCCGCGCACATCGCCGATGCGCGCTTCCTTCGCCGTGCAATAGGCCCGGCCGGAATAGAGCCAGCCAACGAAGGCTTTCGGGTCGACATGCAGGCGCGCGCGGATATCCTCCTTGTCGACGCCGCCGCCGAGACGGATCGAATCGATCTCGTTCTGGCGCCGCGCGTTGTTGAGGTCGATGACAGCGAAGCGTTGCACCCGCGGTTCGCTCGTATCCTGCAACGGTGCGTCATTGAAATCGATCATGGCCCTATCGCCATTCCCGCTCACTCATAGCGACCACCATTTTCATTTTTCATCGTTGGCTCCGTTGTTATCGATCATTGCGGCCAACATTTTCGTCGCCTCGTTGAAGGCGTCCAGGTCGCCAGCAAGAAATGACGCAATCGCATTCGCGCGCCAATAATCGATGCGCTGACGAAGCTCATCCGCATCCGCCGCGCGGTTCACGTCCGACATTCCGACCCCCCCCCATGCCCGGCCGTTCAATACGGTGCCGGTTCGTCGTAGCTCACGGCCGTTGATCCTATCCGGTTTCGATCATCGAAATGATCGCATTGCAGTCATGCACGCGGGCGGCCGTGCGAAGGTGATTGCAGGCATTGACAATGATCGGATACGCGATGCTGAACGCACTATGCCCGATTTGTCGGGCAAGATCGCGCAGCTCTGCGGCGCTATTCGCCATGGCTCACGACTCCCGGCCATTGGCCAACCGACCATGCGGATCACCATTGAGCGACGGCGGCAGCGTGCGCAGGCCACGGGTCATGACTGACAGCGGGTTGGTCTTCTGCTGCGGTTCGGCCGAGTAGCGGCACAGCGCGGCCAACCGCTCATTGAAGCTGATCGCTTCGATGGCGGTATCGAACGCCACCGACAGCGTCACCGTCGCTTTGTCGCCTTCGCATGTCAGCGCCGTTTTGAGATCGTGCATTGCCCTTCTCCTTCCTGTTACTGGTCTAGTTGCCAACATCGCTTGCGATGGCTGCACATCTTGCAGCGCCAATCGTCGGGTGACTTGGCGACCCGCGGCAGCAGGTCGCCACGCATGGTCGCCTTGATGATGCCAACCGCCCGGTCGCTCCAAAGCTGCGCGCGCGTCGCGTCGAACGGGAGCAACAAATGCAGCCGCGTGCAGTCGTTGGCGTTGGTGACCGTGAAGATGGCCGGGTGATCGGTTACGTCCAGATAAGCCTGATAGATCGAAACCTGCGCGGCGTGCTTGGGATAGGCTTTTACCAGACCGTCTCGCTCGATGGCACGCCAGCCGCTTTGCCCCAATGCCTTGTGCTCCCACAGGCATGGATAGGCGACGCCGGGCAAGGCAGGGCCGTCGTCGATGATGCCGTCGCCATGCCCTTGGAACATGCCATCGGCAGCGGAAAAACCCAGCCCATGAGAGCGGAACGCAAAACCCGCCGCCTTCATGCGCTGGCGCGCAACCTCCTCGAAAAAGTGTCCACGGTCGAAGATGTCGCGCAAACGAACCGGGTGCTCGGCCTCGACTTGCCAATCGTATTGAATCTGCCGCAGGCAATCGGAGCCAATAAACGACGCACCAAGATAATGCCGCTCGGCTTCATCGCGCGGCGTGGCGTGACGATCCAGCAACTCGTTGAGCTGAACATTCAGCGGCGAATCGGCGATGACGTTGCGATTGAGATCGAGCATGGCGCACACCATCAGAACGGAATGGCGTCGTTGAGTTCATTCGGCGTCATCAGCGGATTGTCCACGCCGGCATTGGCTTCGCGCGACATGACACTGGCGACGACGCCGGGCTGCTCGCTGACCGGCGGTCGCTCGCCGAAATCGCGTGCCGCCATTGCCCGCCGCATCAAACGGAATGCGGTGTTGAGCATCGCCAGCATGTCGTCTTTCGACCATGCGCCGACCGGCACAGACCAATTGACCGGCGCTTGCGCCGCCAGCTCGGGCAAGATGAAGGCGATGGCGCCAATGTCCCACGGTTCGTGGTCGGCACCCGTGAAGCGAATGGCCTTTTCAATGCCTTCGGAGGTGGCCTGTTCGGCCCGCGTTTTGATCCAACCGAACAGCACAGCGGCGACGATCCAGCCCCATTCGGCATCGGTGAGACGGCCGACCGCACTCGACAGCCGGATCACGTCATCCTTGGTGATCATGTCGCGCGCGGCGGCGATAGCAGCGGCGGTCGAACGCCGCTGCCATTTGTCCTCCGTGGTCGGCACGACAAGACGTGCGCGCTTTGCCATTGCTCAGCCCGCCCAATTGGGTTTCTGCATTTGGCCTTGCGCCGGGATCAGGCTCGGCTGCGCTTGCGCACCTTGGCCCGGCACCTTCGCGATCTGCTCGGGCTTGCGCCAAACCTGCCGATCCGGCGTGATCGCTTCCAGCAACTTGTTCTTGTCGCGGTAGTTGTTTGTGCCTTTCTCGATGCCGATCTTGCCGATAAAGCGCAGCCCATCGAAGTCGCCATAGCTGTTGACTTGACGCGCGGCGCGCGCTTCCGGCCGATTGTCATCGGGACGGATGCCGCGGGCGCTTTCCAGAATGCCGCGCAGCTTGGCGCTGGTGATCTCGGCCGCCTTCTGATGGCCGGACGTGGTGCCCGCCACGGTCATCAAGTCCCACAGCTTTTGCTTCGCGTGCGGGCCTTCGACTACGGTCAGTTCGCAATCGAGCGCTTCGCTGCCACCATCCTTCGACCGCTTCAACCATCCTTCCGGCCCGGCACCGCCGGGGCGCACAGTGATCTGCACCGTGCAGACCGTGCCGTCAGGAATGAGATCGGTGGAGCGCTGTTCGGGGGCATCGTTCAAATCAAGCATTGGTCAACTCTCCTTCGCTTGCGGTTTGTGTTTGCTCTCGGGGTGGTAACGGCGTGTCTGGCGTCGCGTGCGAGGCGTCGCCGTTCGCCTTCGGCGGGTCGGCGGGCGGGTCGCTCGGCGCGATGGAATAGGAGAGCGGCTTGCGGGCGGTCGACGTGCTGAGCTTAGTCAGCAGCCGGCCCAGGTCCGGCGGCTCGAATTGGTCGAGGCGGCCGGATCGGTCGCCGGCCGGATAAGCCCACGGATTCGGATTGGTGCAGACAAAGCAACGCACCGGCTTGCCGTCGCCGAAATCGACGTTCGCCATGGTGATGATCTCATCGACAATGCCGGGCAGCTCGCGGCCGGTCTTGGCGCCTTCGATCTGGATCGACCATGTGCGTTGGTTGAACTCGTCGGCGAGCAATTCCAGGATGCCGACAAAGATCACGTTCTTGCCGCGCGCGTG